AAAGGCATATATTGCAACAGCGAAAGAGAGAGCAGGTGATGTAGATGAACCACAGGTTGCTGAATAAATACCTGTTCCTGTTCGGTGTTGGCGGACTGCTTTACATATTGATCGAACTGATCTGGCGCGGCCGGAGTCACTGGACCATGTTTTTACTCGGTGGGATCTGTTTCGTATTTCTGGGATTGATCAACGAGGTTATTCCCTGGCAGATGCCGTTATGGCAGCAGATCCTCATTGGCGCGGTCGGAATCATGACATTAGAGTTCTTGACCGGCTGCATCGTCAATCTGTGGCTCGGCTGGGGAGTCTGGGACTACAGCGGGATTCCGGGCAACCTCTTGGGGCAGATCTGCCCGCAGTACTTTGTGCTGTGGCTGCCGGTGGCACTGGCTGGAATCGTTCTGGATGACTGGATCCGGTACCGAAAGTTCGGGGAGGAACGGCCGCACTACAGACTGATCTGACGGACAAACATACAATATAGTAAGGAAATCAAAAGGAGAAATGAAAATGAGCAAAGGTACATGTACAACAATCCAGCTGCTTGCAACTGGAGTAATCGCTTTTTTGTCTGAAAAGTTGGGAATCACATTTTATTTGCTGGGGCTGCTTGTCTTTTTAATGGTCGTTGACTATATCAGTGGGATGATTGCGAGTATGGTGGAAGCGATTGATCATCCGGGAGACACATCATATGGTTGGTCCAGTAAAAAAGGAGCAAAGGGAATCGCAAAGAAGATCGCATATTTATTTGTGATCACTGTGGCAATTGTAATTGATTACATCTTAGCAAAGACATCTGGAAATCTCGGATATCATTTGCCATCTGCGATGCTGTCCCTTCTTACAACGGTGTGGTACTTATTGAATGAAGCCTTATCAATTACAGAAAACGCCGGTCGCATGGGTGCACCGGTACCTGAATGGCTGATGAAGTACATTGCGGTTCTGAAAGATAAAATTGATAGCAGCAATGAAACAAATCTGAAAGAGTAGGAGGAGGTGATCCGAATATCTCCCGTCACGGTCCGGGATATGGCCGTTGCGACGTCGCAACAGCCCGGAGGGGATATCCTTCCAGGCTTTCTTCTGATAGGAGAGGAGAGAAAATTATGAGAGATATTACATTATGCCACCCACGCCTCCAGACACTGGCTACTGAGTTAATCAAGGAATGCGCGAAGCAGAGACTGCAGATCAAAATTGGTGAGACGCTGCGTACCACGGCAGAGCAGGATGCCCTGTATGCTCAGGGACGCACAAAGCCAGGGACCATTGTCACCAATGCGAAAGGCAGCAGTTATAGCAGCTATCATCAGTGGGGGACAGCTTTTGATTTTTACCGGGCAGATGGGCATGGTGCGTATTATGATAAAGATGGATTCTTTTCCAAAGTCGGCGCGATCGGAGTATCCATCGGCCTAGAATGGGGAGGAAGCTGGAAATCTATTGTGGATAAACCTCACTTCCAGCTCCCCGACTGGGGTAGCAGCACCAGTGGGATAAAGAAACATTACAAGACCCCGGAGCATTTCATGAAGACATGGCCATCGGCGGAAGAAAAGCAGATCGTAGAAGGCTGGCAACATGATGCGCACGGCTGGTGGTGGCAGAATGAGGACGGATCCTGGGTGGCATCGGACTGGCGTCTGATCGCTCACCATCATTATCTCTTCGGGGCGAACGGGTACATCAGGACGGGCTGGCACCGCTGGAATCCAGATACAAAGCAGGTGGATCCAGCTGACGGCTCCGGAG